CCACGAAAGATAAAGCAAACAACCAACGAAACGAGATACGCAGCTAATTGGAGGGGCGATAATTTCGGTACCAAAAGATTCATTGATTTCTCCCGCTAAGTATAGCGCACCACTATAGAAAAGACACCACACGGCTATTGCGAATACCGAGACAAAGTTTAGGCGTCAAATTGAAGTAACCTCTCGCCCGAACATTTTTCGCTCGTGAACGGTTACCCATATTCTGGACAAAAACTGGGGCCGTACCACTTGTATTAAGGAAATACGCCTCCAAAGATATCTCATGAAACCCCTTAGAAAGAGAGGTTAAATGGTGCATACTAAACGGAACGGCTGAGTGTGCCTCACCCCATACATATTTCGGGTTGCCGCCTTTAGTTGGGTACTCAGTTTTTGTGTACGTGGGATATGCAGTCGCGCCATACCCATAAGTTCGAAGCCCTGGACCTTTATGCTCCTCATTGGGTTTCGCCCCTGGAGCTACTGGGTGAAACATATTCTCACCTAAATAACGGCTTGAGTTATTGATAGGCTCGCCGTCAAGAACGCCGCGAATCGCCATGAAGGTCCGCTCAACATTTTCGGTTCTGAGGTCCCACTCTCGCCCGTCTTCGTCATTACTAACACCATGAGCCTTGCCATTACCGTCGACGAACCGACCCATCCAATTGTTATGACTCATAAAAACGCTCCACTCAAGAAGTGCGACCGTCGCGTCATAAGGCTGATACCAGCGAACTGACGTGCCTGCCAAATTGACCCACTTCGTGTCAGTCTCGTCACCTCTTAGTCCACCGACAGTCGAACCATAAACTGCTCCTGTGTCTCGGACAGCGCCCATCCGCGCCAATGCAGCCTGCTCAGGCATGATATGACGCTGAGAAAATCGAAACGAGTAGTCACCAAGATTAACCGCGTCTAACTGACCGTTAATCGTCGACATTATGCCACGAGGCGCACCTGAAAAAGTAATGCCCGACTGCTCCGGTTGATGGAGCCGCTTAGTGTAATTGTCGTTAATCGAGGTAAATTTACTCGATGAAAGCAACGGCTCCGCAGAACCAACCGACATCCCAGGTAAGGTAATGTATGGCATATTACACCTTAAATTTAATAGCAGAAAGTCGTACGCGGCCAATGTGCGCAGACATACCATCGATAATACCACGGCCACCAACAGTGGATGCCCACTCGTACGCAACATCCTGCGATGTGTCCTCATGACCACCAAACGTTTTAGGATGACGGGGTGGATCGCTAAGCCACTGCTTAGTCGCCTCTGCGTTATCCCACACACTCGGAAAGTTCGTGGAGCCAAATAGCGCGATCTCAGAAATCTCAACCGTGTCTTCAATCATCAAAGTCAGCGGAACATTAATACACAAATTAGACGTTAACGTATTACCGCCACGTCTATCGCGCTTACGTGCAGGTTTTTCAGTCGAACTCGTCGCAGTCCATTCGAATCCTCCATCAGTCGAGGTCGATTTAATCCTGTAGTTTACACCAACCTGAAACTCCGGGATGTAATGCTCCGTTCGGTTGTGCCAGTTGAAACTGTTAATTGCCGCAGGAGCAAACTTAGAATTGATAATCCAGTTGTCACTTGCATCTGATCCAGTACGATAACCAATGTTAAAAAACGCGAAGAAATCTAAGTACTTATGTGGCTGACAAAAGGATCGATATGCCATAGTTTCATAGTTACCAGTATGCGCAAGAACGTCATAATATATTTTCGCCAAATCAGGGTCGATATTAAGTAGCTCAATCTCTGCCATGACAAGCAGCTTTGTCTTACCCGACTCAATATGCCACGTATCTGTAGTACTAACTATGCTACCTGAACCGTCAGCATCAACAATCTTATTCCACCCCGCGCCATTCCAAGCACTTGTGCCGGGTGAACTGCCGCTACCATCATAAGGTCGATTCCAACCACCGATAGTCACTTCGTTTCGATACGGAGCAACCTCTGACGCATTTCGATCACCAGGGTAAATCGCACGAATTATACCGCCATCAGGAGAACCTAAAAACTGACCTGTGTATGAATCCCGCCTAGACGCATCACGTAGATCAAGTGACCGTGTCCCCCACGCAGCTATCTTACTCGGTAAGTGTGTGTTCGGTATTGAATAGGGTTTGATATCGCGTGGAGACAACTCATTGCATCGAGTACGAAATTTCTCCAATGAGGATAAAATAAGATTCGCATCGACCACACCCTCAGTTTGAAACTGTGGGGCCGAAACAGGAAGTTCGCCGCGTGGATGAACTGTAACAGTCTCGTCGCTATCCTTCGCCGTCAACGGCAATGACATCGCATAAATACGACGACTAAATACACCGATAAAATCACCGGGGCTAAAGTTGTGTTTCTTTCTCTGGACTCGACGGGCCACAATCTCAATTCTGTGCGTCCCAGGTAAAACAGGAACAACACAACCTAAGCGTACAGGCAACACTTCAGGGCCACAAGCAGCCGCCCGACTAGTGCGAATCTTACGTCCAGGTCGAGAATGCCTGCCCGTCCTATAGCTCATAGACTTCGCAGAACTACGCTGACCAAAGATAAAGTCCTCATCATCTGCGCCGTGCATCCTCGGGCTATCAGCAATTTTTAGTCCGTGAGCCGATTCCTCGAAAGAATACTTTTTGCCTACAATACTTTCGTCAATGACTTTCCCATCAACACGAATCGCAAACTGGACTAACGCCGGGTAAAACCCCTTGGATATATGATGATAGCCACCTATATTTGGGTGCCTTCGCTCATTTGTCGCACTAATCTCATTCAATGGATACGAGTAAGGTTCGTCTACCTCGCCGTAACCATCAACGGCTGCCGAGGATCTGTAAACTGTGCGGCCATCTTCCGGCCCCAGCTTATTGAGCATTCTATGCTCTTTCCAAGCAACGTCGAGGTCGTAGTGTGGGCCCCAACCACCATCGGTATGAACGTCACTACTCGTACCGAAGAATTGCCAGGGATTTCTATTCTCGAAAAAGCCCTGCCAACAATACTGAAGATAGCAATTGATCCATATATTTGCCCTACCTGTCGTAACAGAGACATTCAGTCCATCACTTAGGTCGACATTTTTAACCACCGACCATTCACCTGTGTTTGGAATAATCGAAGGAACACCCTCAGTAATTTCGCCCGCAAGTGACGAGTCATAAATGTCTTGGTCCCGAAAGGTAATTCCATCAGTTTTAACAAAATTCGGTGCGGTTCTTTCACGTAAAATCTCTGGATGCCGATTCATTCGGACCCAAGACTCCACCGAAGCAGTCTCAAATTGATAGTACGCCTCATCATCTACTGCAGGGTCATCTACCTCACCGTCATATTGACTCGCGTTTACATCTGACTTTAACTTTGTAGCGTTAAAATTCTGACCATCCAGCCGACCAGATAGAACCTCTTGTACCGGTTGGTAGTCTTGAGCCATTTCAAGCGGGTCAAGAATATCTCGCGTACGCAAAAACCGCTTAGGAAAGATAAATGGCATTACTGATCTTTCCTATCGGGTACTCGGCCCAGAGGTGAGCCTTGTGTTGCGATACTCGTATCAAACGCAAACGCGGCAATTCGTAGTCGACCTAACTCATAATTATCCCGCGAGGAAAGAACACGATCTTTTGCCTCAGACGCTTCTACCGGATCATTGAAAAGACGCTTAAATTCTTTCAAGCTACGAAGGGCTAAGTTTGACCCTGTCGCAATGTCAGTATTATACGGATCGATTGAATCAAAGTTATCTATCCCACTCGCGCTACCAAAATTCGGGTCGAACTTAGTCTCTGTTGGGCCAGGAAACCCGATAAGCTCAATCTCAAAAGCCCAAGAACTAACGTTATGTAAGTCTACTGGTACCTGACGCCAAAAAAGTCTCGGAGCATGCAGCTTAGATTCACCAAACTTAGCCGACCCAGCCACATCCTTGACCATATCAGACCCGTCATCAACACCAACAAGACGGAGATCCTGCATCTCTTGCACAGGTTTCCACGAATTGTTTTTGAACACACGAACAGTTGCATAACCATCCCACGCATCCTTCAAACCAACATAAAGACTACGAACATTGAGAGGAACCAATCCCCCCTCCGCCGAAACCATCCAACCCGAACGGTACCGAATACGCCTTGCAGGAGCGAAGTAATCGGTCGTTTGCCGGTTTAAAAGAAACACACGACTAAGGCTAAAGCTATCCAAGTCACTCGGGGGTGCGCCAGAAAGCCCGTATTGAACCTCGATCCGTTGCTCTCTCGGATCAGCACCAATTGCATACGTATGACGACGCCAATCATTAGATGATGTCATATCCGCAATGTGAATACCTAATGTTTGCCGCCGCCAATATTTACCGTCAAAGCAAAACATCAACTCGTTATTCTCAGTTCCTGCGGGAGCTAAAGCACACCGATACTCACCCGAATCACTGTCGATTGAGGCAACCGCCATATTCGCACGAGACAAATTCACATCAAGCTTAAAGGCCGAATCAATCGGAGCGCTCATTCGTACAATGTCGCCCAGTTGCTTCATGCCGTAAAAGCCGTCACGACCCAACCAAAATAGTGTGCCGTCCGCCCGCGCAGCAATGGAGCGGGGCGCAATGCAACCAACACCGAGAGACAACGGTTGTGGTGATGAGAAGTCTTCAGCAATTGCATACGTGGCGCTTTTTGTGAAGGCTAAGAGAACACCGTTGTGAGAGACGAGTCCTGTGATTTCTGCGCCACCGGCATCGGGATAGATGAAGTCTTGCTTCGGGAATGTGCCAGGAAACCCAGGATCCGAGCGACGAACAATCCCAGGGTCTGCAGGAGTGTTGCCAATGATTAAGCGGCCCTGGTGACTACAAGCAGTCCGAAAAATGGGGACGGGCTCAATCTCAGACCAAGTAGTGCCTAAGTCAGAGTCTGAGTTGTTGTCGTCGTAAATGAATGACTTTGAGCCAGGGATGCGGGACAAGAAGCGGGGAGTATTGTCGACATGAAGTGTGTCGGGTGTACGGAAAATTCGAACCGCCGCTGTGTGCTCGGGGGCGTCAACGTTTACCGACACCAGAAAGCGTCGTGTGAGATCGTCAATTTCAGTCCCGTCTTTTACCTGGACTCTTTTACCCTCACTTGCTTTGTCGACTGACCCATAGGTATGCTTGTCACCGTCAATCGATTCGAATGGTTGGGCCTGACTTGCTTTAATCGATGCCGGTTCACTCACGGTCGAGAACGCCGAAAGATTGCCGAACAAGTCTTCAAATTGAATGTGGTAGTACCACTGACCAGAAAGGAGTGACCCTAAACGGCCCGCATACAAGTCACCTGGAGTACCGATTCTACCGGGCCAAGAGTAGCCAAGAGCATTTGGGTAATATTGGGGTACGTCGTCAAAGTCGGGTTGAGTGGGGCCAGAGATTAGTGGCGTCGAAGGCGACTTATCAAACCCAAGGTTGAACACTGACCCATCATAATTAATGATCCGCGCCCGATCCTCGCCGTTAGTCCAAACGATTTTGTCGTTGATTACAACATACTGGTCAGGAAACTTGGGGTTTGCCTCAGATGTTAACCCAGTCGCCAATGTCTCGAATGGGCGATCTACCCCGCCAGTGAACCGATAAAGCCAACTACCTGCGCGGTAGAGCAACATATTGGCGGAACCATTGAGAAGTGACGCCGCGAAAATACTGTGTGGCCGACGAGCCACCCAACCAAACTGGGTGTACTCTTTCGGGATCGCCACCTTCGTGCTCTCTGAGGTCTCACCATCGTATTCAAATTTTGAATTAAGTAACGATGCTGACTCACCAATGCGTAGAATTGAGGGTCCTACAACGCTCTTTAAGACATCCTCCGCCTCAGTCTCGAGATTCTCAATATACCAAGCAAGGGTCACAGGAGAATAAAGCCTGCGACCCTCACCCGGAGGAATGATAATCGTATTTACTGTCTGCCGAGCCGGTCCTGACACGCTACACCCTCAAGCTACATTGTGATTTCGTAACTCTTTTGCTTCCATGACTTCGAAAGCTTTTCTTTCACTGCCGGATTGCCCTTCAGTGCGGGCATCGATTTTAGTACACGAGACTGCCACGACATGAATCGCTCACCATCCCACGGGGTCGGCACGACAAACACGTTACTGGCGGCTTCAGCGGCTGCTTTAACAGGATCTTCAATCTTCGCGTTCTTCGAGTCATCGCGAAGCAAAGACTTCGGCGGAATCCAACCAGTCTGACCCTTGTCGTAGGTCCAACCAACAGGCATCCAATCATGAGTGGTACGATGCTCCACATAACCTGTGACGTACTCGACCCCGTTCTTGGTCATCAATGTACCTGACCAATCCTCAGAATCAACCGACGCACTTAGAATGCTCACAACCATCGCTTCCTCATACTGACCGATTAAGTTCGTGCGATACACACGATCACCTACGTTCAAGCGCGGGATTGCTGTGAGTGTGGAGTAAAATTTCTTGACTTCAGACATAGACTACCTCTGTTGTTGTTCCTCCCGGAATGGGAGCCAAACCAAATTAATCGGTCGTATTACCGAATGTACCATAACGGTTATTAGAACGATAACCAGTAAACGGTACGGGCTCGACAATACCACCAGGATTTGTGTACCGTTCGCGAAAGACGCGGACTAAATCTTGATAGCGGCCCAAATGAGCCGCCGCACTCGTCTGGTCATTACCGTCATCTAAACTAATATAATGAAGCGCCAACTCAAGTAGCGCGGGGACGGCATCACGTTGAATCGGTGCCGTATCTTGCGGGTCAACGTACTTAGGTGGTAGGCGCAGCACACGAAAATCCAACTCATATCGAGCGTCTTGATGAGGGAATACTTTCCACGCATAGTAGCCAGTGCTGTGCTTCAACGGACGGTGATAGTCATAAAGCTGGGCGCCATTCCACACAACACGAGCCGACTTAATCAAACCAGAGTCGGTCAAAATGCCGGGGGGTATCGTCTTACCGGCGTCCGAAAGAGCTTGGACATGATCGTAGGTAGGCTCAACCTCACAAAGAAGATAAAACTTTTCACCCGTCTCAACACCGTTAAACTCACCAACACCACGACTTTTCTTCGCTCGATGAGCCACATAGTATCGGATACGTAAACCAGATCGACCGAAACGCGCATACGTTGAGTCACCAAAACCCAACATAGCGTCAATGTTCGTCGCAGATAGAAGTAAGGCACCATCTGAACCATCAAGTGCCTTCTGGTTGATCACCGTCGACGGAGACGGCGCACTCTCCCATACCGGATCGTGAACACCTGTAGACACTGCAACATCTGATGGTTGAGTCGTCGCATCGTAGGCCCAGGTTAGATTAAAACTACCGTCATGATTTTGATCGCCGACCGGGGCGATTGAAGGTGACTGCTGCCATTCATCATCCCGGCGACCCCACACATAAGTGTATCGGATGGCCCAAGTACCCTCTCTCAGCGACTTTGAACTCGACCACTTAAAGTCGGCCTCATCCGGGGGCAAATCGGGAAGCGTGACACCAGATACAACCGTCGTTGTAAGCCCCATAGGTACGACGTTACCCTGATTGTCATACACATTCGGTTCGTTCGGGTCGTTCGGGTCGTTCCCCGGTTGAGGTGTTCCCCCAGAGGCTGAGGGCGGCTCAAGAGTAACCTCGTCCACACTCTCATCAGGAACAATCTTCGGTCTCTTTAGATTAACCTGAACAATCTCAGGAGCTTCTGTTGGTGCCGGTAGCTGAAAGTGACGGCCCCGCCAGCACCGATAAGGTCGGCCCTTTGACTCGCCCTGGAAGTCCACCATGTCTTGACGGCTGGCACCTGCCGTGTCCATCTTCCACACCTGCTGGCGGCTACTATCATAGATTCTCGCTGGCTCGAGAACCTCCATGACATCGTCCATCAAGAAAAACTCAGGCTGATAGATACGAAACGTAGGTATGTCAGAGTCAGTGGGGATTAAGTCTGCCAATGGTCTGTCAAGCGTTACAAAGTAGTAAATTACACTGTCAATTGTCTTCTTAAACCACTCACGACTCTGTCGGCGACGAACACGACCATCCCCGTACGTGAACTCAAGGTGCATTACACCGTCCCACTCACCCGTAACCGTGGGCCGCCAAGTAGTCTTACTACTAGCAGCAATAGAAGTCGTTCCAGTTGAATCAGAAAAGTAGAGAAGTCGCTTGTCGTTGCCGTAACTAATTGCGGAGGCGTCTACCGCCGCGTCAGTACTCAGCACATCGGGAAACAATGCCACATGCTGCTCGTCAGGAATAAGCGCCTCAGGCACATCTCCTGCCAGTCGATCCAGGGCAAGGTTCAACCCAGCGCGGATTCGGCGATCAAGGGTCGGGCCAGTCGAATCCCACGACCGCAAAGCAAACAAGCGCGACATCAAAGAACCCAAAGAAACGTCCACAGGACCTCCAAAAGACGAAGGGGGCGGGACCCGAAAGCCACGCCCCCTAAGTGTATCACGTAGTGACTAACTACCACACAGGCATCGAGATAACGGCTGTGATCTTATCGCCGGTAGAGCCGCTGTTGGCTTCAAGAGCCATACCAAAGACACACCCCAGGTTGTCGACAGTTGCGTCAGCATCGCGGGTGAGGGTCGTCGCATTCGCAGAGGCAGCAGACACCAAACGGTCGCCTTGAGCCACGGTAGAGACGGCACCCACCTCACATACACCCTTCGCAACGATCCAACCATACTTACCGGCAGCAATTGCGTGGCCAGCCACCCCAAGAACACGGTGCACATGAAGTGTCGTGGTGGAGAGGATTGCATGGTAAGGAGCGTAATCACTGTCGAGGAACAACACGTCGCCCTCGGCAAGCGCAGTTGACTCTTCGTCGTTATAAACGAAGATCCATTCCCGGTCACCGTAGTGAGTCGAGTTGGCTGCAGTTACCTCGTCAGCAGGTTGCACATACCGCGTACCCAAAGGATATGCCTCAAAGTCGTAAGCGGTTGAAATAGCGTCTGTTTTAACAGTTCCCATGATGTACCCCCCTTATACCGCGCCGCCGGAAACACAACCCTGAGCCGGAAGCTTAGTGCAGATCATGTTGCCTTGCATTGCAAAGATTGCGGTCACCACGTCTTGATCGCCAACCCGTTCCTTGAATTCCGAGATGTTCGGGGCTTCAAGCATTGGGAACTCGATGTAGTCCGTGTTGAGCATGTAAGTAACTCCACCAGCAGGGTCAGTCGCTCCTGTGAAGGCCGACGTGTCTGTGCGGTCCAAGTCGATAGACGAGGTAACAGAAGCAAGTCCAAGGGAAAGACCCAAGGTGTTGCTCTTGTCAATCTTGTCATCAACGAGAGTTACGCGAACATTTGAGGCACGATCGTCCTCAAACTTGGTGTAGGTGTCGTCATCCATGATGATCAGATCAGGACCCTTACCTACGCCACCAGCATAATGCGAGCATTGACGATATGTCTTGCGCATTACCTGCATTCCGTCTGTCGCCCAAGTACCAATGTCGTTGTACTGGTTGAAGTGGAAGTAGCTGCTGCTCTTGTCCACACCCTGGACTTCCTGGGACTGAGAACCTGGTGCCACAAAGTCAAGAAGACCATGAGTCACACCGGCTCCAATACCGGATTCCTTTTGACCGTTGAGTGTCAACAAACCAAGAAGCTCAGACGTTTGAAAAGCAAGACCCCGACTCACACCAGTGAGAAGAAACTTGTTCAAGTCTGCCTTAGCTGCTTCCATTGCAGTTTGAGGATATTCCTCAATAAGTCGAATAACCGCCAACTTACCACTGTTCTGGTTTAGCTCCCGCTTGGGAATGTTGATGGCCATAACCATACGATGAGGCTCAACAGAAAACTTCTTGATCTGTTGGCGCCGGGTCATGTTCAGTAGCTCGTCGCCGACGTAGACACCAACACCACGGGCAGGGGCACCACCGGAGAAGGAACGCTCAATCTTTGTTCCTCCCTCCATGGGCATCCGAGCCTTAGCGTTAAGTGCTTCGAACAACTCATTGCTACGAACAAACGAATTTACCAGAGGTCCACGGAGATCCGCGAACGTAGAGTTCAGTAGTTCAGTACTGATAGTCATTTTATTCTCGCTGTAATTGTATTAGAAAAAAACTTTTCGCCTGCCCGTGACGCACAATACTGGACCTATAAGGCTGCCCAGCACATCTTTTGGGTGCATAATCTGTATACAACACATACTATAATTGCGCAAGTAAGAGACTTTCACATTGTCAATATTTATGACTTATTCCGGCACGTAATACAGTCACTTAGGCAGATAAGCGTCATCATGATACCATAGTGGCTATGACAGCAACCAACGCAAAAAAGCGTAAACGTAAAAGTGTAACTACTGGTGGCGCAGAATATGCCACCGCACCAGGCATCCATGATGGAAAGGTTCGAGCCCTGTTCGCAACCCCCGATGCCTTTGTGTCTATGTGCCAAATTGTGCGAGAGGACGAATCAACAGGGTACATGGAACCCACACATACGCAGAGGAAACTACTGGAAGCTTACGACCAAAATCGTTGGCTTATGGTAAACAAGTTCCGTCAAGCGAAGATCACTACGATTTCAGTCATGTTGCTACTAAGAGATTGTATGTACCTCAGCGGCGTCAAGGGCCTGCTTATTGCAGAACGTCAAGACACGGCGGAAGACATCTTTGAACGCATACTATTCGCATACAACAGGCTGCCTGCCGATGTCCGAATGCCGCTGACGCCAGGGAAAAAGGCGGGCGCCACACAGATGCAATTCTGTCACGGAGGGGGCATTAAAGTCTTGACGGCGGGCGGAAGGTCTCCAGCCATCGGTCGATCCATTGACCGTCTCGTAATCACAGAATTCGGTGAGGCTCAATGGCAACGCAAAGCCGCGATTAATATTTTCCCCACTGTAAACAAACGCCCCAACGCTAAAGTCATATTGGAATCAACACCAGGGCGAGCGGGCTCACACCATGAACAGATGTGGCGGTCGGCGCTAGAAGGTTCAAGTCGATTTCATCCGCTGTTCCTTGAGTGGTGGGAAGATGAAAGTTGTAGAGAGCCTGACGATAGCTTTCAGCCTTCAGCGCCTGAACTTGAATATATGAGTCGTCATGATGGAATGAGCATCCACAACTTAGCCTTTCGGCGCAAAGGACTAAATACAGAGTTCGTCGGAGACACAAGACTGTTCTCGTGTAAGTACCCGTCAGACTCTTACGATGGGTGGCTGGGTAGTACAAACCCCGTAATGCCCGCAGAAATCCTGAAGCCCCTACTCGAAAAGGCCACCGTTGAGCCACTACTCGGTGGTCACGCTTGCCATGAATTTGAACCACCTAAGCCTGGACATCAATACCTGGTCACCGCTGACCCCGCAGGCTTCGGTAGTACAGGTGATAAATCAGCGCTAACTGTTTGGGACGCCACCGAATGGAAAGAGATTGCCTTCTGGGAAGATCGAGAAACGCCTGACCGATTCGCACAAAGACTAAAGGTTGTACAGAAAAGATACCTCGGCGCACTGCTCGCCGTTGAGTCCAACGCCACAGCATGTATCGCTATCTTGAAAGACCAAGAGACACGAAACTTACTCTGGACCGATAGAAATCACCCAGGTTGGTACGCGACACAAAAACGGCTACAAGAGTCTGAAGCGCGACTCGTTCAAATGCTAAGGCAACATGAACTAAATATACAAAGTCGCGGAATGCTCCACCAATTACTGAACTATGACGGCACACGAAAGAAACGCATTCGGGGCGAAGATGGTACAATTCACCACTTCGACCGCGCTAGAACAGCGGTTATGGCTGCTGACATTCTGTCCCGGAGACATTTCTCGCACGAAGCAACTGAAGTACAATCGGAATACTTGCCGGGACAAGTTACAATCAAACAACTAGATAGAATTAAGAGTCATAAAAGACGCGAAGCAAAATCACCCTTTAAACCTGCATCACAAATCTGGAAATAAAATGGCCGACTACAAGGCAAAAAAAGACGCAATGGCAAAGCAGGCAGCAATAGATGAAGCTGCCAGGAAGAAAAAAATCGAAGGCCAGTCCGACGAAGAAAACGCCAAACAATTAAGTGAGACGAAAGAGATCACGCATGAAGAGATTGACGAGAAGACCGCTAATCTGGCCAAGTTCTTCAAGAAGAAAAAATAGGTCACTATGTCTAAGCTGTCAAAACTGATCGATCGGCATCTTAATTTCTATAAGCGAGCCGAAAAGAAAGACTTCGATAAAGCCCGTAGGTTCTATCGAGGTAACTTCTTTTCTGGCGGCGATAGCGACCTCCAAGGCCTTAGCGGGTCGTCCTATCTGTGCTCAAAGAACATTATCTATGCCATCGCAGATACGGCAGTCAGCGCCTTGTTGGGGCCAAACCCATCAGTAGGCGCCGTCGCAAGAACACCCGTGTCTCAAGATGCGTCCCCTGCGGTGACAGGCCTGGTCGAGTATGTGTTTGAAACAAACAACTTTCGACGCAAAGCAGCTACGGCACTAATCGATGCCGTGCTCTGTAAACGTGGCATCTTTAAGACGGGGTGGGATGCGAAAAAAGACGTACCCATTATTCGGGCAATCAACCCCTCTAGTATATTCTTCGACCTTACCGTGCGAGACTCAGACGATATCCGATACTGGATTGAAGCGACGGTTATCTCCTTCGATGAGTTTAAGGCGCGAGTAAAGTCTGGGCAGTACAAATCCGAATTGGTCAAAGAAGTTACTCCAGACCGATACCCAAAGTGGCTGCTCGACGAAAACCAGAAAAGCACCACAGATACTGTTCGTGACGCATTTCAATGGGTGACCGTCTACGAGTATTACGATCGCGAACGCGGCATTATGCAGCACTACATTAAGCAAGCTGATGCCATCGTGTTCGAAGATAAGATCGACTACATCCCGTACAGCATGTTCACACTCAACCAATCAGGAATTGATTGCCTGGGCTTGAGTGAGGTACAGCTTGTTCTAAAACAACAAGAAACTATCAACGATCTGCTCACACACATGAAGCAAATCACGTACCTTCAAATTCCGAGAGTCATGTACGACTCCGGTCGAGTGAGTGAAGAAGACCTGAACAAAGCAGTAGAAGCCAGCGCAGGTGCGTTTATCGGAATCAACCCGTCAAATAGCGAAGCCCTCCGAAGCTTGGCTACTCTCTTCTACGAAATGCCCATCCCTGATAGCCCATCTGGGGTCAAAGAATTCATTGCACGGCAAGAAGAAGATGCGGCCTTTATCTCCGCATTGGCTGAAGCCGCTCGAGGCCAAGTTGCTGGTGCGCGAACCGCAACAGAGATGGCCATTATCGATGCCCAACTTCGAACCCGACTCGCAACCCGAGAAGGTCACCTGAACGATGCCATCGAAGATGTGGCGAAAAAGGTGTTCTACCTCTGTAAGAAATATATGCGCAAGACACGACTGATCCGAATCTCCGGTAGCAACAAGTGGGAACAACTAAGCCACAAAGAACTCGTCGATGTCGATGTCGACTTTAAGATGGTTAGCTACAACCCCATTCGACGTAACCCCGGCATGATGGCTGAGACGCTAATTCAAATGCTCCCGTTCTTGTCGCAAAACCAGAACGTAGATATCCGACGGCTGACGGAAGAAATTCTGACCAACCTCGGACTACCCAGCCGAATCCTTATCCCCGAAGCGGAACTAATTGCGCAACAAGAAGCCGCCGCCGCACAACAACAAGCAATGATGCAAGCAGAACAGCAAGCTAAGTTGGGTGGGGCCGCAGCCGGTAAGCCTGCGATTGAAGCACAGCAAGCTGCTCAATTGCAGCAACTGATGGCCCAGTTGCCACCAGATGAAGCTGAAGCAATGATGGCTGCAGTAAGTGGGCAAGAGGCTGGGGTAGAGCCAGAGATGGAGGACGCACTACCCGGCGGTGGGGGAGCCCCCATTAGAGGTGAGACTTGAGCGTATACAAAGACAAAATGTTGGCGCTTCGTAAGACCCAGCCTCAAGGCGGCGAGATCGCGGGGCGAAGCAAAGCAGTCCAGCAAAAGGACGCGTCTCCAGAGTTTCTCAGCCGTATTGAATCTTCGGTAGCTTATGGAGAGTCTGATGCTGACACTGGGATCACAGAGTCACCTGGCGACCTTGGAGAGATTGCATATCCGCAGAGCGATCGGATGGACGCCGAGGAAGCTTTGTTTGCTAAGCTGTCTAAAACAACGGGCGGTAAAGGATCTGAAACTAAGTCAAGTACCGCCGTAGGAAAAGCGCCATCAAAAGCGTCAGCCACTACGATTAAACACAAACGAAGCAACTACGCACCACATAAAGGTAAGGAAAAGCGCGGACCACATGGACCTACACCACCTAAGTTGGACACACTTGACGATTACGAAGGCAAACAGACGGATGAGTATTTCTCCATCGCACAGAACGTGATGCCACCTAAAAATTATGACGACCTTACGCAAAACTACGCAGCACAAACTAGCTTTGGGCAGAGCGCGGCTATGCAATCATTAAACCAAAAACGCGACAAAGCTGAACCGTTTAAACAACAAACTCGCACGTTACCAGGCGGCGAAACAATTCCTTTAATCGTTTTTGGTGATGGCTCTGAGTACTACGTTGACCCCGACGCAGACATAAATAAGCTTTACCCAGGTGACGTGATTCGAATAGAGCCCCCAAAGGACAAACGATGAGCCTCATAATGAACAACCTCGAATGCACCGGATGCGACTTCTTTGAAGAAGAAGCAATCTACCGACGTGCCGACGGGCCAGACGATTGCCCCGAATGCGGTAGCAAACGAAAGATGAGCTTCATTGGACTCCGCTACGCTATCCATGGTCAAGGACCAGGATCATTCGCAGCCGTTGACTTTGGCGTACTCGGCAAAGCCGAAACAAAAGAAGACTACGACCGCTGTATCGCTACCATCGAAAAGCGCTTCCCTGGTAAACGAGTCAATATCCAAGAGGAAACAAAAGGACAGAAAGCTGACCGACTCGACACCATACGTCACAATAGCTACAAAAGAAAAAAAGCAGCCGGTGTCGACAGCCAAACACTGAAAGCGGCGTCCGAACGGAACAGACGATATAAAGCTGAGGGACGGACTAAGCCCAAAGCACCACCGACGGAAAGTAAATAATGGGCCGCAAGAACACACGAAATATGATGTCGGACCCCGACCTTGTCGAAGGCGCAGTAAAAGCTGCAGAAACCAATGGACGCAACTTACGCAAAATAAAAGACAACACAGTAAGAGATGCTGTTGTGTATGAGGATACGGAATCAGGAGAGAGTAAAACACTCCCGAATAAACTCATCCGTGCATTGGGTGCGCAAATAACTTTTGAACTCGTTGACCCAAAACTTGATCTTGTCACACCGACTAAACTAACATAGTAAACCAGAGCGGTAAGACGCCGTATCAGGAGAACATCATGCCCATCGATCCCAAAACTGGCGAGCGCCTTCCTTACCCCGGAGAACCCGGATACAAAGAAGAAGGAGGCGGAGCGGCTAATCCAGAAGAAGTCACAGAGAAAGATGTAGACGATCTTCTGCAACGGATCAGTGCGGCAGAAGAAGGAGCGCCACCCGAAGAAGGGGCACCGGCAGAGGCAGCGCCTGAAGAAGGTGTGCCCCCGGAAGAAGGAGCACCAGAAGAAGGCGAAGGCGAGCAAGACCTTAGCCCATTGATTGAAACGCTTGGTGTGACCCCTGAACGAGCCGAGATGCTCTACCAGGCAGCACAACAGTTGGCGTCAACACAAGGCAAAAGCCCCGATGACTTGGCAGCAATGATTGCCGATGACTTCGAGATTCTGATGCAACTGGAAGTGATCGCCGCACGCAGCATGCAGAACCAACCAGAACCACCAGCACCACCACCGGAAGCCGGTGCGCCAGATGCGGCTGGTATGCCACCAGAAATGATGCCACCAGGGGGGATGTGATCTATGCTAAACGAAGACAATGAAGCGGTGGAAGCCGTATCTGCCGATGCTGAGCCCGAAGGGAGCAGCGAGGCTACAGTTGAAACAAGTGCCCCAGAACCTGTTGAGGCCGCTCCAGAAGCGACTCAAGAAGCGACTCCTGTTGCGGTGGAAGAAGAAATTGAAGTCCCACCAGTGTTCGACTGGAACGGTGAGTATGAAAGTCTGCACACTGCCAATTGGGTCAAACAGTTGGATGAAAATCTCCGTGACTCGGTACTGAACGGTATTCAAGAAAAGTACCAACACTGGCAACGTGGATATACCAGTAAGTACCAAGACCTGGCCAAGCAGCGACGAAGCGCTGAAGAACTGATGAAGGAAGTGCGCGAGCAAGAAGTTAAAGTCCAGCGATGGCTGCACGGCGATATCGACCCAATGATCGCAAAGCAAAAAGAGGTCGACGAACTTAAGGTTGCCCATCGAACAGCATTGAAAACCCTGCGACGAGAGGCGGAAGAAGCACACGAAAAAGCTGTGCAGTCTCACGGAACCGCGATGGAACAAGCTGTGCAAGAGCGCGATATAGCAATGCAACAGCATAAGCAATTGCGCGAAAGGTTCGAAGCGCAAGAAGCGGAACAAACTGAAGCACAAGTAACTGCACTAGAAACCTGGCTCACGACTGAATACAAAGATGTCTACGATAATGACGACGCATTCAAGAAGTTCTGCCAACTTGCGCGAGCAGATATATCGCCCGAAGAAGCAGCTAAAATGGTTCGAGTGCTCTACCCACTACCGACACCAGAACCGGTGCCTGAGGTAAAAGCTGCTCCTGCTCCCGAGCCTGAGCCAGAACCCGTCCCAGAAGGGATGAAGCTTATGAATATGGGACCCGATACCGCCGCAGCTACAGAAGGTGGAGACCCCAGGTCATACCAAGAGATGATGGAATCAATGCGTAAAAACGCAATGGTAGAGCAAGAGCTACTGCTTCGAGGGTAACTAAACCCCCATTACTCATCTACAGCCTTTGGCCAGATGTCGGACAACTTCGGGCGCCCTCTACGAGTACCCTTACCCGTAGTGCGTGTGCCGCCTTCGGCCTGCGATGGAGGTTCCCCCTGCGAAGGTGTGCGATGTCCGCGTACCTTACTTTTTGCTATGTCACTCTCTTGCTCTAGCTGAGCCATCCGACGCATGTCCTCTTTAAGCATCTCAAACTTTGTTGGATCGCCGAACCTACCCTGCTCAATAATCTCCTGAATCTCGGCCTCCGTTGGGCTGCGAAGACCAGTCTCAGGATCGACATCGCCGCCGGGGACCTCTTTGAATCCATCGCCTGCATAAAGACTTTCAATCCGATCAATCTTTTTGAGTGCCAAGTCCGCCCGATTACCAGGCTCTCGATAAGCGCCTTGGAATGTGTTTCTCAAATCATCTATATTTTCCAGAATCTCGCGATCGGACATTGTCGGGAAAGCTTCGCGCTGAGCCTTTCGCCTATCGGCCCCCAACATATCCAACAAATCTTTTTTGACTCCCGTAAGGGGTTCACCTTGAGGGTTTAAACCTCTATTAGCCATTTTCGCTCGATGCGCGGCCTCACTCGTACCATATCTAAATTGAGTTTTTCGATTAGGGGCTAACTCTTTTAGCTCCTCCCTGAGTTTCATTTTCTGTGTTCTGAGTTCGTCTTGTTCTGCGATATTTGCTCGTAACTCTGCGCCCGACAGAGTTTGTCGTTCTTTATAGTTTTCAAGGTATCTATCATCTAACTCCCCAAGTTTCTTTTCAAGCTCTGCTATGTCAGCAAGAAATTTACGATTCGACTCAAAGTCTACAGGTCTGCTATAAACTTTACCTGTTTTATCACTAAAATATTCAAAGTCTTCCGTCCCAGGAATACCTTCAGGGGGATCAATTCTTTCCATCCCAGCAGGACGATCTGCCGCAGGCGTGAGTTTCCCACGGTAAGGTCGGGCACCAAGGTCAAAACCAGGACGATCGTCGGGGATATCGATCTCTTTGAAGCCACGCTCAGACCTTCCTGGGAAGTCATCATACCCATAGGCTACGTGCTCATCCCGCAACTGACGCAACTCTGTTTCGCTAAGATTGTATTTACCTGCACCCAAATTTTCCAAAAGATACTTATCGTCGGGAAGAAGCGGCCCCAAATCCTCTACAACATTGTGATGCCCTTGATTAGCCAAACCAAACTTAGGTGAAGACTTCTCGGGCTCATATCTACCAACCCCCGTAGACCTTTTGTATTCTTGTCGAGCGGCCTGGTCTGCTTTGAAGCTGTCTACTCCACCGCCGCCTGCCGCCGTAGGCTGACTACTTACTTTTTTTTTACCCTCGCCTGGGTCACCGGCTTGCCTGCGCATGGACTCTTTAACTTCCTCGATATCCATTGTGTCTGCCGTCGCTTTTCCGGCCTCGCGCTTCGCCGATCCACCGCCGCCGCCTTGGCCTGTCAAGCCATAGTCTGCAGGGTCGGGGCGAGCAATACCCGGCTCAGCCACTGGATCAACCCAGTTCTCATACTTCCAAAGATCCATCTCATACTGATCTGAATTAAATGGGTATGTACCATGCTTATCTTTGTATTTTTGGGCAAAGAGGAAATAACCCTCCTTGTGTCGACCCTCTTTCGCCAGTCGACTCATGGTGTCTAGCGTGTCGTCGTCTAACTCATCCCAAAGCTTACTTGGATGCTCAGGTCCCTGAAATTGAGATTTATATAGCTTAGCATACTGAGGTTGTGAGTCTAACCATTCACGTGATTTAGGATCAGCAAACCCTCGATACTCACCAGCCATATCCTCAACAAACATCTCACGGTGCCGACGCGCTTCAGCTTTTGAAACATTACCGCCGCCCTTCGGGCGATCAGCAAATTTACCAAAACGCGGGTCAATCGGGTCTAGATCAGCCTCAAACTCACCGGGGGCCATGTCCTCCCAAGTCGTGTCACCAAACTCATCTGGGCCACCGCCGCCGCCTGGGGTTCCTTTAGCTGGGGGAAGGTCCTCCCAAAATCCGCCACGCTCAAACATTTCTTCGCCCTGAATATCACCCGCACGTAAACGCTTACCGACTTCTTCAATGGCAGCGGCA